TGAACGCATTCGTAATGGTGCTAATATGGGAGCAGGTGATGGAGCTAGTGGACCTGTTAGTGGTATCAAACAAAAGATATTAGGACAAATCTTTAAAGAGTGTGGTATTAAGGCAACTGAATATCATCACGGATTTAAAAGAGGTGTTTACTTTGCTATGATGTATGAGAACGGAAACGATTTCTTATGTAATAGAATTGATGAAGATAAACTAATCCTAAAACCTAAGTTTGAGCAAGGTGTTGAATACATTAACAAATGGTGGAAGAAACATGCAATCAGTAGATATACAAAACTATATGAAGAAGGTAGATTGAAACCTGAACACTTATTCTACATTGATGCAATTGGAATGAGTTGGGAACAAATGAAAGAAAATTATTTAGGAGAAGTAGGAAGATAAAATAAAAAATATGCAAGTAAAAATTAAAAAAGTAAATTCATTAGCACAAATTCCATCGTATGCAAAAGATGGAGATGCTGGAATGGATTTGATAGCAACATCAATTATATCAGATACACCTGAGCAAATAACTTATGGGTTGGGTATTGCATTAGAAATACCAAAAGGATTTGTAGGATTAGTATTCCCTCGTTCATCTATTAGAAAGACGGGTTTACAATTAAGTAATTCAGTTGGTGTAATTGATAGTGGATATAGAGGTGAATTACAAGCTACATTTAATAAACTATTTGGTAGTGAGGGAATGTATGATGAGATGAAGGTTAATGAAATGCAACCAAATGAATACTATAAAGTAGGTGATAGAGTTGCACAAATTATGATTATTCCATATCCTCCAATTGAGTTTGAACAAGCTGATGAGTTATCGGATACTGAAAGAGGTGAAGGTGGATTTGGTTCAACAGGAAAATAAAAAAATAAATTATGTTTATAGAGCAAACTGAAGAAAAAGTAAACAACAACCTTTGGGTAGAAAAGTATCGCCCATCAAAGCTTGTTGATTATGTAGGTAACGAACATCTAAAATCAAAAGTAGAAGGTTATTTAGAAGCAGCTGAAATTCCACACTTATTACTATATGGAAAAGCAGGTACGGGTAAAACTACATTAGCAAAGTTAATTGTAAAATCGATTGATTGTGATTATATGATTATCAACGCATCATCTGAAAACAATGTTGAAACTGTAAGAACTAAAATCACTAACTTTGCATCTTCTATGGGATTCAAACCATTTAAGATTATCATTTTGGATGAGTTTGATTATATGACTCACAACGCACAGGCAATCTTGCGTAACTTAATGGAAACATTTAGTGGACATTGTCGTTTCATCTTAACGTGTAACTATGTTGAGAAAGTAATTGACCCAATTCAAAGTAGATGTCAATCATTTCAGATTGTTCCGCCAACTAAAAAGGATGTAGCAATTCAAATGAGTAAAATTTTGAAAGCAGAGAATGTGGAATTCGATATTAAAGATTTAGTTCCAATCATCGATGCTAGTTATCCTGATATTCGTAAGGTAATCAACACTTGCCAAATGAATTCTATTAAAGGTGTATTAAAACTTGATGTTAAAAATCTTTTAGAAAATGATTACAAACAAAAAGTTATCGATATTCTTAAATCAAAAGATGATAAACGAAATCGTTATTTAAAACTAAGACAAACTATTATTGATAGTAAAGTAACTGACTTTACTGATTTATATACTTTGTTATATGAAAAGGTAGAAGAATATGCACCAAACAATACAGCTAATGTAATAATTGAATTATCGCAAGGTCAATTAAATCACGCACAATGTATTGATAAGGAAATACCAACGGCAGCAACATTAATTCAAATAAACAATTTAATCGGATAATATGGCAAATATTTTAGGAGCAGATGGAACAGGAATGGGTGAGCAGGAAGTTCAACCATTAGATTTAACAAAAACTGAAGCAATCGCATGTAAAAAGTGCGGAGGTGAAGTATTTGTTCAGGGATTCGCATGGAGAAGAATATCAAAGTTAGTTACTAAGAAACCAAAAGATGAAGTATTTCCGGTAGAATTATTCCTTTGTGGAGATTGTGGTGAAGTTCTTGATGAACTATTACCTAAAGGATTAAAAGCAGAATAAAAATGGCAGTAACTCTATTTGACCATATAAAGCAGATAACTGATGTCCAAAATCCTAAGTATTGGGATAGTTTGGAAGATGGGGATAAAAAGACATGGTCTAACTATATGGTTCTTAGATTCCTTTCTATGAATACGGATTGGGTATCTACCATAGCTGAGTTGCAACCAATACTACAGGAACTACCACCAAAATCCTTATATTTGGCATTAATTGGGGTTATCCCAAAAAGCAGGACATTTTTGAAATATATGAAGCCCGCATCATCCGAAAAGTATGAAAAATGGATGGTAGAATTGGTTTCCAAATACTATGAGGTATCTGAAAATGAAGCTGAGGAATATGTAGATATTCTATATACAATCAAAGGTGGACATCAGACCTTACAAAATATAGCGGAAAGTTACGGAACTGACCCAAAAATTATAAAGAAACTTAAGTTAAAACTTTGATATATCAGAGTTTTTTCGTATCTTTATACCATAAAAAATAACAAATGACTAGAGTAAGTTTCTCACAATATAGCACATATTCAAGCTGTCCACAACAATATAAGTTAAATTATATAGATAAATTAGGTGAAAGTTCATCTAACATACATACGATTTTCGGAACTGCAATGCACGAAGTAATTCAGCATTATCTGACCGTATTTTATGGTGTATCCAAAAAGCAGGCAAATGAGCTTGATATGGATAAGATGTTATTATCTAAACTTAGAGATGAGTTTGTAAAGGAAAAGGAAAAGATGAGTGAGGGCGCTCCGTGTGAGCAAATAGAATTGGAAGAATTCTTTGGTGATGGTAGGAGAATTTTAGAATGGTTTAAAAAGCACATTGATAAATTATACACAAAGAGTGGATTTGAATTAGTTGGTATTGAAATACCAATGAATTATGAAATTAAGCCAGGTGTTCAATTTATTGCATTTATTGATATTGTATTAAGAGATGTATCATCGGGTGAAATAGTTATCATTGACTTAAAAACTTCAACTAGAGGTTGGAACAAATATCAGAAAGAAGATAAAATTAAGAACGCTCAAATTCTTATTTACAAAAAGTTCTATTCTGATTTATACGGAATTCCTTTACAAAAGATACGAGTTGAGTTTCAAATTATGAAACGTAAACTTATGGAAGAATCTCCATTTCCAATTCCATACATATCAAAACATATTCCTGCCAATGGTTCTCCATCCGTAAATAAAGCATTTTCTGAATTTATGGAATTCATCGATATTGTATTCGATGAGAACGGAGATAGGAGATTGGACATCCCATATACCAAAAACCCAGGCAAAGGACAAAAGAATTGCAAGTATTGTGAATTCTTTCATAGAAAAATTTGTGATGGAATAGCTTAATTTTTTACTAAAAATTTGGGAAGTATATATTTATATCTATATATACAAAAACAAATATTAGTATGAAGCAAAATGATAACACAAAGCTTACAACCGTAAAACTTCTTAAAGATGTATATTCATCATTTAAAAAAGTATCGTTCGATTCGGATGTAACTTTACAAAAATTAGTTAATAGAACTGTAGAAAGATATGTAACCGATGAAGAATTTAGACACGAAATGAACGAATATCTAAAACTACAAATCAGCGGTTCTCAATTTTAATTGTTAAAACAAAAATGTTAATGGAAAACGTTACAAAGAAAAAACCAAAAATCCTATTACTTTCGGATGATTTAAGAATGGCAAGTGGTATCGCTACAATGTCAAAAGAATTTGTTGTAGGTACAGTTGATAAATATGATTGGTTTCAGGTAGGTGCCGCTATTAATCACCCTGAACAAGGTAGAGTATTGGATTTAAGTGAAGATATTAGACAAAGAACGGGTGTAGCAGATGCATCGGTTAAAGTTCTTCCTTGGAATGGATATGGTAATGCGGATTTGATTAGACAACTAATTAATGCAGAACAACCTGATGCTATCTTACACTTTACTGACCCGAGATATTGGATTTGGTTATATGAAATGGAGCATGAAATCAGACAGAATGTTCCAATTCTATTCTACGCAATTTGGGATGATTTGCCAGATCCATTATATAATCGTAACTATTATGAAAGTTGTGATTGGATTGGTTGTATCTCTCGACAAACGTATGGTATCATTAAAAGATTATCAGCATTAGATAATGGAACAACTTGGCAGCCAAAACAACCTTGGCAAGTTAGTTATGTTCCTCACGGAATTAATACTGAAGTATATAAGCCAGCAGAAGTTCCTGCTGAATTCCGTAAAGAAATTTTAAAGGGTGGTGACTATGATTTTGTATTATATTGGAGTAATCGTAACATTAGAAGAAAACAACCAGCTGATGTGATTTGGGCATTCAATCGTTTTTGTGAAATGATTGGTGAAGAGAAAGCAAAGAAAGTATGTTTACTAATGCACACACAACCTATCGATGAAAACGGAACTGATTTACCTAAAGTAATTGAGGCAGTAGCATCAAAGAGTAATATTATCTTTTCAGAAAAGAGGAGACCTGTTGAAGAATTAAATCTTATATATAACATCGCAGATGTAACAATCAACATAGCTAACAACGAAGGATTTGGATTAGCAACTGCAGAATCAGTAATGGCTGGAACTCCTATCATTATCAATGTTACGGGTGGATTGCAAGACCAGGCAGGCTTTACACAAGATGGAGCATTGCTAACGCCAGATGATTATATCGAATTGGGTTCATTACACGATTGGAGACAATGGGAAGATAAATTGAATTGTGGAAGTTGGGCTAGACCGGTATGGAGTAGAAGTAGAAGTTTAGCAGGTTCAGTTCCTACACCTTATATTTGGGATGATAGAGTAGATTTGGAAGAAGTAGCACAGGCTATTTTAGAAATGTATGAAACTCCTAAAGAGGAAAGAAAAGCTAATGGTTTGGAAGGTAGAGAAGCATTCATTGGTGATATGGGATTATCTCATACCAATATGATTAACACAATGAGTGAAGGTATTGATGCCACTTTAGCAAATTGGAAACCGCGTGATAGATTTGATGTATTTAAAATTAAATAAAAGTTATGAATAAGCAAACATTAGTATTTCAAGGACCAGTATTTACGAGAAGTGGTTATGGTGACCATTGTAGAGATTTATTGAAATCTCTTCGTAAGATGGACAAATATAATATAAAAATCATCCCAATGAGATGGGGTAATACTCCACAAAACCAAGTGGATGGGCAAACTGATTTTGGTAGATGGATGTTAGAAAGAGTAATCGGACAAATTGAAGTAAAGCCTGATATTTTTATGCAAGTTTCAGTAGCAAACGAATTTACTCCAATGGGTAATTATAATATCGGTATTACTGCTGGAGTTGAAACTACAATTGTTCCAAAAGAATTTATTGATGGAACAAACAAAATGGATTTAACATTAGTCCCATCTACATTTACTAAAAATTCTTTAGTAGGAACTGCATATCAACAAAAAGATCAAAATACAGGTCAAATTGTTAATGAGTTTAGAGTTAACAAACCAGTTGAAGTTTTGATGGAAGGTGTTGATTTATCAGTATTTTTGCCAGAAACTAAAACTAATTTAACTCAACTTGATAAAATTGAAACCGATTTTAACTTTTTAGCTGTAGGACATTGGTTAAAGGGTAATTTAGGACAAGATAGAAAAGATATTGGAATGGTGATTAAAACATTCGCTACGGTATTCCAATACATTCCAAAAGGACAACAACCGGGTTTGATTGTAAAAACATCATCAGCTGGATTCTCTGTTATGGATAGAGAAAATATGGCTGAAAGAATTGATAGTATTACTAAAACATTTGGTGATAAGTGTCCTCCTATCTATTTGATGCATGGTGATTTAAATGAAAGTGAAATGGCTTCTTTATATCATCATCCAAAAGTTAAAGCTATGGTATCATTTGCTAAAGGTGAAGGATATGGTAGACCTTTAGCAGAATTTGCAACAACTGGTAAACCAATTTTAGTTTCTAATTGGAGTGGTCATTTAGATTTCCTACCAAAAGAAAATACTGTTTTATTAGATGGTTCGTTAACGGCAGTTGATGAATCTGCGGCAGACCAATTTCTTATGAAAGAAGCACAATGGTTTACTGTAAACTATTCAAACGCAGCTAATAAGATGCACGATGTGTTTAAAAACTACAAAACATATTCAGACCAATCTAAAGGATTGAAAGATAATATCGTTAATAACTTTTCATTAGAAAAAATGAATAAGCAATTTGAAGATATTATGGAAAAATACGTTAAAGGCAAACCAACTATCGTTCCTATCAGATTACCTAAATTAAATAAAGTTCAATAATATGAAAATACTAATAACAGGCGCATTGGGATTTGTTGGTAAGAATCTTGCCAAAAGATTGGTAGCAGATGGACATGATGTTATTGGATTGGATAACTATGAAATTGGCAAACCTGCTGATGAAGTTGATGGTGTTAAATATCTACCTTGGGATATAGAACAAATTGAATATCTAAAAGGAGATAGTATAGATTTATGTTTTCATTTAGCAGCATTAAGTAGAATCCAACCATCATTTGAACAACCATCTGAAACATTCAGAGTTAACGCAAGAGGAACTGAAGCAGTTTGTGAATGGGCTAGACATAACAATGTAAAGGTTGTGTATAGTGGTTCATCCTCACAATGGCATGACCCATTTCTTTCACCATACGCATTGTATAAAAAGTTAGGTGAAGATGTTTGTAAGTTATATCGTATGATATACGGATTGAATGTTGAAATTGCAAGATTCTATAATGTTTATGGACCTGGTGAAATTACTGAAGGTAAGTGGGCAGCTGTAATTGGAAAGTGGAGAGGACAAGTTGAGCAAAACCATCCAATTACAATTGTAGGTGATGGTGAGCAAAGAAGAGATTTCACACACATCGATGATATTGTTGATGGTTTGATTAAAATCGCATTTGGAACTGATACGCATGAAGATGCTTGGGAATTAGGAACTGGGTTCAATTATTCCCTAAATGAAGTTGCAGAATTGTTTGTTGAAAAGTTTAGCGCAGTTAAAGTGTATATGTCTCAGGAAAGAGGTAACTACAAAGAAACTATCAGAGTTAACAATGATGCAATTGATAGATTAGGGTGGACTCCTACGGATAAATTAAAGGAATATATAAACTCATTATAATATGTCATATAGTAGATTTATTGATAAAGAAGCTAGAATTTCTAAATCGTTAATAACACCTGGAAATTTATATAGAATTTCATCATATAGTTATGCAGATGGTGAGGCACGTGCACAAACAGGACCAAATTCATCATTAGTATTTGTATTTGGCATCCATGAAAAAAAATTAAATTGTTTAAAACTTAATGATGTTTCTCCTGATATTTTTAAAAATTGGTTAAAAACATTATTAAAATCCGATTTAAAAAGTGAGGATATTGATTCTATGAAAAAGCTAGAAGATATAATAATTGAATCAGATATGCAGGGTAATAAATTATTTGAAAGTAAAATAAAAGGAAAATCTATATATAACACAAACCCAAGACCATATAGAACTTACAATATTGCGGGTTTAAATTATATACAAGAAGTAAAATTAAAATCTGATTTCTTAAAATCGTTATTATGATAAATGTTACATACGCTATTACAGTTTGTAATGAGCTTAAAGAGATTACAAAATTGGTTGATTATTTACAACCAAAAATAAAATCGGAAGATGAGATATTAATCCAATACGATGAAGATTCTGTTCACCAATTATTGGAATATAATAAAGATGTAGATCTTTTCTTTGTTCCACGTATTAACACCGTAGAAGGATTAACTGATATGCATGTTAAAAAATGGGGATGGAAACTAAATGAACATGGTTGGGTAAACTTTCCGGATTATCAAACCAGAATCTATAGAAGAACATCGGAAATAGAATGGACGGGAAAGGTGCATGAGAGAATTATTGGATATAATACATTGTCAGTATTACCAATCGATGAGGAGTATTGTTTGTATCATCATAAAGAAATAGAAAGACAAGAAAGACAAAATAACTACTACGAAACATTATAATGAATACTCCATTAACTTTTTGTATATCAACATTCAATAATCTACCTTATTTAAAGATAGCAATTGAAAGTGTTCGTAAGAATTCTTTTTATAAAGATGCTCCTTTTATTATCCATGCTGAAAATTGCACGGATGGAACTGATGAATGGTTATTTGAAAATACTAAGAAATATAACTTATCAATTTATATTGATAAAAACGAAGAACCAATTGGTATTGGTGGTGGGATGAACTTTTGTGCGGAAAGAGTAGAAACGGAATACATTATGTTTCTACATTCAGATTTTTATGTAACAAAAGATTGGGATTTGGAATTGTTAAAAGTTCACCAAAAATATCCAAATGAAAAATTATGGGTAAATTCTCATAGAGTTGAACCCGATATGTTTGGTTCACCACAAAGGTATGGAACTGTTATTGTTCCAAAAGATGCGTTTGGTGCATATCACGATGATTTTGATTCAAATGGATTTGATGAGTGGGTAAAAGAGGTTATAGAATCTAATGATTTTGAAATACCAAAAGGTGAAGGTGTTAGTGGATTGGTAAAAAAAGAAGTATGGAATGAAACGGGTGGTAATGACCCCTTATTTGCACCGAGTAGTTGGGAAGATATGGATTTATTTTTACGAATGATGAATAATGGTGTTAGATTTATTCTACCATCCAAATCATTTGTTTGGCACTTTGGAGCTAGAGGTTCTCATAGATTGGAAGAGAACGATGGTAAGAGTTCGGAAAGACAAATTAAATGTGAACAAATAAATCAGCAAAAATGGTTGGCAAAGTGGGGAAAATTTCCTATCTTTGATGAATACGGAATGATAAAACAATTTTAACTTATGGTTACAGTTATATTAAATGGTTACAAAAGAGGTAACAACTTAAACGTTCAAATGGAAGCCTTAAAAGCTCAGACGGTTCAACCTACTGAGATTCTTTTATGGTATAATAATCCAGGTGATGATGATTTGATTAATTACGATATTGGTGGTGAAATACCTGCTGCATATTGTAATTACAACTTTGGTGTATGGGCAAGATTCTATTTTGCTATGAACGCTAAGAATCCTTATGTATGTGTGATTGATGATGATACAATTCCAGGTTCTAAATGGATTGAGAATTGTTTAGAAACAATGAAAACGCATGAAGGTTTATTAGGAACTGTAGGATTACTTTATCCTAAACCATTACCGCCTGAGTATTCATCTTACTATGAACATTACATTCGCTTTGGATGGCCGCCTGCAGGTAATAATGAAAAGACGGTGCAAGTGGATATCATTGGACATAATTGGTTCTTTAAGAAAGAGTGGTTATCATATATGTTCAGAGAATTGCCAGACCCGAGATATAATACTTGTGGTGAAGATATGCACTTTTCATATATGTTACAAAAGTATGCGGGATTGGGTTCTTATATTCCACCACACCCAAAGAGTGATATTGAAATGTGGGGTAGCACAAAAGATTGGGGAGCTGATTCGGCCTCATTGTGGGAAAACAACACACCATCTATCGATGGAGTTCCATTCAAACAAATAATGACTGAATTTTTTAGAGAACAAAGATTAAAAGGTTGGAAGTTAGTAAATGAATAAGAAACCGATATTAATATGTTTTGGCACTAGACCTGAATGGTTAAAAGTGAAACCATTAATTGATTTAATGGATGATACTGAATACCAATTACTTTTTACAGGTCAGCATGAGGATTTATTAAAAGATACTAAGGTTGATTATAGAATCAATATAAGCGATAATACAAATCGTTTAGATAGTATTGTAAGTGATTGTATGTTACAATTTCCAGAGGGTGATTTTAGAGGTGTATTGGTTCAGGGAGATACGGCATCAGCATTTGGATGTGCTTTAGCAGCATTTAATAGAAGTATTAAAATCTATTACTTAGAAGCTGGATTGAGAAGTTATAACTTACAACATCCGTATCCTGAAGAAGCATATAGACAAATGATTGCCAGAATATCAGATGTAAACTTTGCTCCAACTGAAAAATCTTATGATAATTTGGAAGATGAAAAAGTAAGTGGATTTACTTATGTAGTTGGTAATACTGTATTGGATAATTTGGTTGATTTTGGTGATTCTACTTATGAAAACTTTGTATTAGTTACATTACATCGTAGAGAAAACCATAATTTAATGGATGAGTGGTTTACTGAAATAAACAACTTAGCTAAACAAAATCCAAATTTAGAATTTATTTTACCAATTCACCCAAACCCTAATGTTCAGAAATGGAAGCATTTATTAACTGATGTTAATGTTGTAGAACCAATGAGTCATTTAGATATGATTTTACATATTAAGAAATGTAAATTGATTATTTCAGATAGTGGTGGAATACAAGAAGAAGGTTCATTTTTTAATAAAAAGGTTATTGTATGTAGACATACTACTGAAAGACCTGAAGGTATTGAAACAGGCCATTTGTATTTATGTGGAAACCCAAACAAATTAGGAGAATTATTTGGAAAGTTAATAGAAAATCCGTATATTTGTAAACCCTGTCCATACGGAGATGGGAAATCAGCAGAAAAAATTAAAAAGATATTAGATGCAGAAGAATTTTAGAGAGCATTTTGGAATGTTCGTAGGAAAAATACAAAACAATGAACCATTTGCATTTGCAAGATATTCTGATGGTGAGTTATTTATTTTACAAAATAAAGTTTTAAAATTGGCAGGAGATGTATATCAAGTAGATGATAGAGTTCATCCATCAATATACAAATCTGAAGATCACAAAGAATTTAATCCTGAAATCCATTCGGAATTTAGAGATAGATTAATTGAAGCATACAAACATAGACAACCAAATTATTATAAAGGTATTAGTTGTAGTTGTTGTGTAGGTAAAGAAGCATTTGATTGGCAGGTAGATTTACATGGTGGTGATGATGAAAGTTTAAGTTGGTCAAATTTATGGGTAAACGGAAACTATCCACTTTTTATACAACATATACTTCCAATTTTTTATAGTAAAGATTGTGTATTTATTGGACATGAAAATGCAGATTTATCCAAATTACCATTTTTTGTAAAAGATTTTAGAGTAGGTTATAACGCAATGATTAATGATTATGATAAAATTGATGAAATTAGAAAATGGATTAAAGAAAATAATATCCAAAACCATGTATTCCTTTTTTCAGCATCCACTTTTACAAACTTGGCAGTTTATGAATTATTTAGAGATTGTCCTAATAATTCTTATATTGATATTGGGACGTGCTTGACACCAATGATGAATATGCCAACTGATAGAGATTATCTTCAAAGATTTTGGGGATATGTTGGGGGTGGTGATTTAAATAAAGTATGTATATGGAATTAAAATTAGTAGAATGTGGGCCTGAGTATTGGAACTTCGTTAGAGAGTTAAGACAAGATGGTAGAGTAGTTGATGGATTTATAGAAACAACAATTATAGAATATCAGCAACAACAAATCTATATGCAAAAGTATGGTAAAAATTATCGTATAGCTTTGGTTGATGGAAAGCCTGCAGGATATGTTGGTGTTATTGAAGATGATATTAGAGTTTGCACACATCCTGATTTTCAAGGTATGGGAGTTGGTAAATTTATGATTGGTGAATGTATGAAGATATGGCCAACTGCATACGCTAAAGTAAAGCATGGTAATACCGCTAGTGATAAATTATTCCTTAGTTGTGGATTTGAAGTAAGTGGTAAAGATGAAAACTTTACATACTATAAATTAAAAAATAAGATGGTTAGCTTAAAAAGTTCAATCACACAAAAAGGAAAATATGTTTCTAAAATTCTACACTTTGTTGGTGGGGAAAAAAGAACATTTAATGGAGTTGATACTGATTCGATTAAGCAAGGACAGTTCACAAAGTTTGAAACAAAAGATGGTAGACTTGTTATGGTGAATGATAAGAATATCCTTTGTATAGAAATAATAAACGAAAACGATTAATTATGCCAATGTTACACAACCCTTACAAGATTGTAAGAATGTTTGAAGAGGAAATTGCTAACTACACTGGAGCACCTTACGCTATTTCGATTGATAGTTGCACAAATGCACTATTCTTAATTTGTAAATACAATGAAGTTAAAGAGGTAACCATCCCATCCAAAACATATCTTTCAGTTCCACAATCAATTATACACGCTGGTGGTGAGGTTATCTTTGATAAAAGACCTGAAACAAATCATTGGGTAGGTGCATACCAATTGAAACCATATCCTATTTGGGATGCGGCTAAGAGATTAACAAAAGATATGTATATGCCCGGAACATTTATGGGATTATCATTCCATATTAAAAAGATACTTCCAATTTGGAAAGGTGGTATGATTCTAACTGATAATGCTGAAGCAGCTGATTGGTTTAAGAAAGCACGTTACGAAGGTAGAAGTGAGAAGTATTATAAGGATGATGATATTACATTTTGTGGATGGAATATGTATATGACTCCGCAACAAGCAGCACATGGTTTGGCAATGTTTCAAAACTTACCATTACATAATTCAGACCAAGGTGAATTAAATGGTTATAGAGATTTAACCGAATTTACTGTTTTCAAAAATAATAAAGTTATAGAATAATGAGTAAGGTTTGTGTAGTTGTTCAGGGAAGAACAGACAAAGATTTTGTAAAAGCATTAAAAGAAAAATTTGAAGGAATTCCTTTAATATTTTCAACTTGGACAGATGCTGACAAAACTGCATATGAAGAAACTGATATAGTTTTATATAATCAACATCCTACCAATTATGGTCCATTAAATTTTCAATTACAAAGAATATCATCTTTAAATGGATTTTTAAAAGCAAAAGAATTGGGATATGATAGAGTGATAAAATGGAGATGTGATTTAGAACCAAATAATGCAAATGAATTATTAAAATTGTTTGATACTAATTTTATTAATTTCTATTCATTTATTCAACACGAAGATGGATATGTAGCTGATTTTTTTATGGAAGGTGATATCGATGATATGATAGCATTATTTACTATAGATACAAATCCACCATATCCAGAATTTGGGTTTACAAAAAAAATGTATGAGTTAGGACTTGATGCCAAAGCAAACTTTATAATAAAAAAGTTAACAAAAGAAAATAATATATTTTTTAAACATGGATATGGCCACTATTGGATGACA